CGTCTACAGACGTCGAAACAGGATTTTCGTTAAGCCCCCTACCATCATTCGAAGACTGGGGTTCATGGTATAAAAACCATGGCTGTAAACCAGTCTTCCGGAGTGAAGGGGGCACTCCTAGTGGGATTTGTGCGAAATACTTTAATAACGGGTACTCAAAGTATCTGGGTCGAGCGTTTCGTACTACTGTACATAAATTTAAAGAGGTGGAAAATACATCATTCACGACATTCTGTGAAACAGCTGGAATCAAATTCGATGAGAAATATCGGATGGTTCGCCGTAACTTGGCAGCAAGCTTTCAGGATGCTTCGAAGTATGATGTAGCGCAGCCAGTCTTGGACTTGGGTGCGTGGCTACTCGCTGGTGAGTGGGTCAAAGAGGCCTATTCGAGCTGTCGAGGGAGTCGAGTGATGGGACGTCAGGAGGTGATCGATGCCATGGACATGACTACGTCATGCGGGTATCCTCACAACCTGGTGTTTCATAACAAACAAGAGATGAGTGAGACTCAGAGTTGGGAAATTCTTGAGGACTATTGGGATAATATTAGTGTTGGGACATTTACTGAGTATGGCTCGGTGTATAGTCCAGATCGCATCATGCCGATCTTTTGCGTTTCGCAGAAGGTTGAGTTGCGTGATACTGAGAAATTAGCACTCAATAAGATTAGAACCTTCACCGCATCCCCGGTGGAGCACTCATACGCGGCCAACCGGCTTTGCTTGGATATGAATCTGAAGTTTTACGATACTGCACGGAATGCACGTGAACTCGGAACATGGAGCTTTGTCGGAGCTACAAAATTTTTGTCGGGCTGGGATGATCTTTACAAACGATTGTCTCGAGCACCAACTGGAACTGAAAATTTGGATGTTCAACGTGAATTGCACCAACAATTTAAGCGTAATGCTATTGAGTTGGATGAGTCTCGGTTTGATTCCTCCCTGTTTCGAGCAGCAATGTTCGGCCAGTGTGAGATTCGATGGGACCTGCTGCGTTTTGAGGATAAGACACCTGAGAATAAGGTGCGCCTATGGAACATTTATGAAGCACTGGTAGACACAGTGATGGTTTTGGAAAACGGTGAGCTCGTACAAAAAGGAACTGGAAATCCCAGCGGTGGTAGTAACACTATCGTTGACAACACTATGATTTTAGAGCGTTTGCTTGCTTATGCATGGATTATTCTATGTCGGGCAGTTGAGCGCGAGACATCATTCGGAGATTTTCGAAAACATGTGGAAGCCGCACTCAATGGAGACGATAATACGTATACGACGACAGACGAAGTTAAAGATCTGTTTTCAGCTACAAAAATCGCAGAGGTGTGGTCAGGCATCGGTGTGAAAACAACAACACCATGCTGGACAGTACGACCGTTGGAGGAGTGCTGTTTTCTTTCACAGGGGTTTGATTTTGATAAGGAATTGAATCAATGGTTGCCGACACCGGCTGAAGAGCGGGTGTTGAGCTCCATGAAGTGGGGTAGCAATATTGATGATGTGCGTTGGCACTTTATGCGAGCTTGCGCTCTACGAATCGATGCTTGGGGTAATGTGCGAATTCGTGAGATTTTAACACGTTATCTTGAATTTTTGTTAAATACACGCCGAGATGAGCTGGTTGGTGAATGTCAGGGTCTGAAGATCAAACACATTCTAGCTGGTTACAAGAGCGATGCCTGGATTAAGGCTTTGTATGGGGGACGTGAATCAACGAATGCAGGGAATCTGCAGGAGATTGAAGATATGTTGGAACAGTTACAACGGGTATTATAATCTTAGAATCCTGTTTAAAACTTACCATTGTCAAAATGGTCAAAAACAACAAATCAAAAGCAAAGAAGGTCACGATTAGCGTGGCCGCCTTCAAGAAGATGGTGAAGCCCAAGGGGCAGGCACCTCGAAAAAAC